CGCACCATGACCACCTCTGTGCCCGTCTCCACTGTCGTCGCTGAGCCGCCGAGCGTCGGCAGCATCATCTACCTCGCCAGCTACATGCTGCGGTTGGCGCTGAGCGCGGAGACCACGCCGAGCGACACCCCCGACCTGTACTCGGGCAAGCTGCAGGTGCTGGGAGATCCCGGCGACATGAGCCTGGACCCGCTGGTGGGTCCACAGGGGTACGCGGGCCAGGCGCAGTTCCCGCTACGGCTGCAGGACAGCCCCCTCGTCACCAGCATCGCGGACCTGCCGGACTACCTGACGAACACCCAGACCGACATCGGGAAGTACTGGGAGATCGACATCCTCGACTTCGAGGGCGTGGTGATCGACGTGCAGTCCTGGGTCTGGTACGGCAACAGCTGGCGCAATATCCGGATGGGCAGCACCGGCCCGCCGGGCGCACTGCCGGAGATACAGCCGAGCGTTGAGGTGCTGCCGGCGCAGGCGCAGCCGACCTATCCCGACACCACCAGCTTCATGGAGACCAGCGGGACCCGGCTGGAGCCCAGCTGGATCTGGAACCTTGCGGTCCCGCAAGGGCCGCCCGGTCCCATCTCGCCGGTGTATGTGTGGCCGGACACCGACTTCACCACCATCGCCAGCTACGACGTGATGTGGGCCAGCGGTGAGTACACCGACTCCGGCGAGATGATCTGGAAGCCGCTGTCACTGTCGAAGTTCGACACCCAGTTTTTCTCGGTGCCGGAGAACGCCTTCCATGCCTACACCGGCGAGTCGCAGCAGGCGCCTATCGGCAACTTCACCATCCCGGCCCAGCCCTTCCCGTGGACGCCGGTGGTGTGGGGCCATATCGGTGAGGGTGGCTTCATGCTCTCCGGAGCGCCGTTCAAGGTCGGCTGTGAGGTGCTGCTCGGCGACGCTGCGGCGGGTCCGATGATCGCGCGTGGCTTCGGCACCACGATGGGCGAAGTCAATGTGATGCCGCACTACAGCACGCCGGACAACAAGAACAAGAGCCTGACGCCGACGAACAATTACGCGGTGGTCCCGGCCGGGCAAGCCGCGACCATCTACTTCAACCTGTGGAACGACGGCCAGTGGGGGCTGTACTCGTTCAATCCGCAGAGCGCGCAGATGTTCGTGCTGGCCATGCCCATGCTGCAGGAGCCGCCCACCACCGCACCGCTGATACCGCCGATCACCGTGGTCCAGACCTGCAACAACTCCAACCCGCAGTTCCCCAACTCGATCACGGCGGGCAACGCCGTGGTCATGCTCATCGGCGGCGCCAGCGACGGAAACCCGGTCACCGTGCACCCGCCGCAGATCGACGTGCTGTCTCCCTTCACCCCGGCCAACACCTTCGCGGTGTGGAACAACGGGACCAGCGGTTGCCTGCAGAGTCCGGCCGGGAACATTGACGCGGGCGGCTACTTCCTGTCCGCCTATGTGCTGCCGGACTGCTTCACCAGCAACGGCGTCGATGTGGTGATCGACCACGCGCTGGCCTACGGCTTCACCGCGCTCGAGGTGAGCGGCCTGGGCACCCACCCACGGGTGGACAACGAGAGCCACCAGGGCGGTGGCCCGACCAGCACCACGTACAAGTCGGGTGTCGCCTCGACGCCGGTGGATGAGGCGCTGATCCTGGCCGAGTGCTACTCCGGCGGCGGTATCGGCAACGTCCCCGGCGCGCCCTGGACCACGTTCACCACCGCCAGCCGGGGTGCCGGGTATCAGATTCAGTCCACGGCGGGCGGGATCTACAGCTGGAACGGCGCGCTGACCAACCCTGAATCGTGGATAGCCGGCATCGCCGCCATCATCGGCGGCCAGGCCCCGGCCCCACTGAGCGCGCGCAAGAGGAGACGGTAATGACCGAGGAGAACACGCCGCAGCCCGAGGAAGACACGCCGCAGGAGCCACCCGAGCGGGTAGCCAAGGTCCAGTCGTTCCCGAACGGCTGGCATCTGGTGACCTGCGGAACCTGGCAGATCAGCGTCGGAGCGGACGGGCTGATCATGCTGCCGCGGCATCTGCACCCGGGGGAGGTCGAGGACTTCTGCACCGCCGCCGTCGCGGCCGCGCAGGTCGGCGCCAAGGTCGTCGAGGAGAACTTCAAGGGGCTCAAGCCGGTGGGGCCTCTCCCCAGCGGCGGGCCACTGGTAACCGAAGGCCCGCCGCCGCCCGGCTACGTCCGTATGCCGATCACGCCGCGTGGCAGCTCCCCACAGGAGCGCGCGGCCACCATCGGCAGGACCAAGCGCCAGCAGCGTGACCCCCGCCAGCCGCGCGTCCCCCAGCAACCCAGCCCACCGATCCCAGGAGTCCGCAATGGCCGCTAGAACCAAGGTTGAGCAGAGGCCCGCCACCCCCGCGGTGCGGGTGGAGATCAGGGTCGCCGGCCGGATCAGGTTCTCCAACGACTGCTACGACGTGGACCTGTCTCAGGCCGACGACGTACTCAAGCTCACCGCCGCGCTGCACCCGACGATGGTGGACGTGGCGCCGCCGCTGGCCCCGGCGCGCGTGGAATTTGCCGATGACCCCCGCGATGGCGACCAGGTGATCGAGCAGGTGCACAGCGGCAGCCGCAAACGGCCCGCGAAAGAGGAGGAGAAGCTATGAGCACCACCCTTGTATTCTTCCCGGTCAGCGGTGACTACCAGAGTCCTGATGACCCCGAGGCGCAGTCCAGTACCAGTGCACCCACCGTGGAAGCGGTGATGGGCCTGGTCACCTTCACTCCCCGGGTGCCCAAGGGGTTCCAGGCATTCATCGCCAACTACCAGATCGCGCAGAACAGCAACTGCCAGCAGACGGTCAGCCTGATCGGCGCGCTCACCGGCGGCACCTGGGCGCTGGAGTTCAACGGCCTGTGGACCGCTGCCATCCCCGCGTCCCCGACCGCCGCGCAGATCCAGTCCGCACTGGCGGCGCTGGCCAACGTGGGCACCGGCAACGTCGTGGTCACTGCGGTGACGCCGAACCCCGGCTACCCGTCGTTCCTGGTCCAGTTCATCGGCACGCTGGCCAATCAACCGCTGCCACAGATGACCGCCGACCCGAGCAACCTGACCACGTCGTCCGGCTCGGCCGGTGTCACGGTGGTCATGCTGCAGCCCGGTGCCACCAGCCGGGTGGGACCGGCCGTGATTGCCTTCCCGCCGCGTCAGGGCCGCATCTGGACCACCGGCCAGCTGTGCTCGATCAATGTGGTGGACTCACCGAACGTCGAGCTGCTGGCCGACATGCCCGAACTCGGCCTGGGCTTCCCACTGATCTACGACGTGACCTTCAGCGCCGTCCAGTACGCGGACGCGCCCGGTGCACTGGCGCCATTCGCCTTCACCGCCCCGGCCGACACCACCCCGGTCAGCATCACCGACCCGGCGCTGGCGAAGCTGCCCTACCAGCCGCCGATCGCGGAGACGTGGACACCCGGCTGGGTCCCGGGCACCACCGCCGCGCCGAACGTGACCGGCATCCACGACTGGAGAAAGGCCGGGTGATATGACGACCGCCACCGTCGGCGACACCTCGTTCCTCGCCAACTACCTGATCAACACCAAGCTCTACGCGGTGGTGCTGCCGCCGGACGCCAACAGCAACGACCAGGAGTTCGTCGCGACATTCGAGATCGAGGGCGACCAGGGCACGCTGACGATGGCGGCCATCATCGGTCCGCGCGGGCCGCAGGGCATCGACATGTTCATCCTGACCCTGCAGACCGACGCCATCAACGACCCGGCCGACCTGCCGCAGGCGCCGTTGCTGACGCCCGCGGACAAGGGCAAGTTCTGGGTCTTCGACGACGTGGACGGCCAGGGGAACGTCATCGGCTCGTCCGGCTACATCTGGTATGCCGACAGCTACCGGCGGATCATGCTGGGCACCGCCGGTCCACCCGGCCCCATCCCGATCATCACACCCTCCGTAGAGCTGGTGCCGGTCACCCAGTCGTCCATCGTGGTGCCCGGTGGGACGCCGCTGTACCCGACCCAGCACTTCCAGCTGTCCGTGCCGCCCGGACCGACCGGGCCGGGGGCCGCGATGGCGCTGGCTCCTGACGTGGACCTGTTGACCAATATCCCGGTGGCCGGCGACCTGCTGGGCTACACCGGCCGCAAAACCAGCGGCTTGTATCTGCCCGCGCCGACCAACCTGCAGGTCGTCCCCAACGCCTCGGGCGGCAGCCTGCCCGCCGGGGCCACCAGCTGGGAGGTGACGGCCACCAACGCCAACGGCGAGACCACGCCGTCCAACGTGGTCAGCGCCACGCTGACCG